CCATCTAATACGACCAAGCACAACACTAGCACCGCAATATAGATTTAGTATAGCACTTAAATTTGAATATCCAAACGAGTAAATTATGAAAGATCAAATCCAAAAACAATACAGGCACACCGAAGTAGAACTAACAACCAGCACAAAGCAAAAGTTAGATGAGATTACTGCGGATAATGGTGCCTTAGACGCAACACAAGCCCGTATAAGCGCACTTGAGGAGACCGTGGAGCGTCAAGGTCGTCTTATACGAGATCTACAGGGTATGATACAGTATTTGCAGTTTTCAAAATGAAAAAACTAAAGTATTATTTTGTCCCTCACGGATCTGATCCTCTCAGCATTCAAGAATTAAATTCTGATCCTGAAAAATATATTGGATTGTTTGTGACACAGAATACAAGACAAAAATGTCCTTGGTTCAATGGATTGTCAAAACTTCATAAAATTAAAGAACGTTTTAGATTGGCTAAACGCAAACTGTTTAATAACGAAATAACTTTGGAACAGTGCAATAAGGAATTAGAAGTTTCATCTTCTGCTAGGACTTGTCCGGGTATTGTAGATCTGTTAGATCAAAGCATAATTGTACATTGCCCAACAGACGTACACATTAGTATTAATACCGACGGAGAATATTATTGGAATTCTCCTAGTAATGAATTAATAAACATTTCCTCACATCCTAGAGAACAATATATTGCTGAAGATAATAAATTATTTAAAGATAAAATAAACATCAAATTTAATCTAGGATTAAGACTATCTACAGATAACGATATACAATGGGTGTATTTACAACCACAATATCACTATGATGCTCCTTGGGAAGTTGTACACGGAGTAATGAAAGGAAATCATACCTCTACAGAATTATTGAATATTAATACTTTTGTAAAAATTAACGAAAACGAACAAACAGACCTTTTTATTCCAGCAGGCACACCATTGTGTTACATATGGTTTTCAGAGCCAGTTAAACTAGTTCACAACAATGGAATTCAAAAAACAGACTTCATAACAAAATTTGTAGGCGAAAAAAGATTCTTTTATAAGAAATAGTTTTGTCAAAAATAGCCATTTCTGCCCTGGTTTTTTGTAAAAATCGTAAATACTAATAAGACAAGCGTGTAACGTATATTAAAGTTGATCACTCGTGTCAAAATATGCTTGGGGGGACTTGCTAGTCTATTTTTAGCAGCTCTTAATTCGTTACACGCTTGTTTTCCATAATCTCAATCCTATTTGGATAAATAGCACTATGAGCACAAAATATTTACTACCAATGGCACAGAACACTACTACAGGTGTTAGAGTTAAAATCCAAGATTTAACTGAATATCGTTATACCTTACAAGAACGTGCAAGGGCCAATGAAGTTGCTACACAACTATGTCAGAAGTTAGCAAGACGTACAGGTGATAGTTGGATTCCAGTGGTAGAAACATATACTCCTAGTTCAAAAACAAATCCAACTGTTGTAACCAAAGAAGACTTCAAACGTATTCTACGTTAAATCAAATCTCGCTATTTTATATCTAATAGCAATTAAATAGTTTTATGAATTTAGAACAAGTAGCATTTGCTACAATTACTTCCCTTATTATAATATATGTAGTTTATAGACACATTGGATTTAGCGAAGTTGCTAATACATATCGTATGTGGTTTAGTCGTGAATATTGGACAGACTACAATATTATAGAAGCAGCAAGTTGGATTGCTAAAGCAGTTATCATTGTTCCAGGATTAATTTTTGGAATAAACATTTGGCAACTATATTTTATTAGTTTGTTTACAAGTGCAATGCTTATTTGGGCAAGTTATAAAAAACTATTGCCAACTCTTGTAGGATTTAATACTTTATGGATTTGGTTAAGTATGATGGTTATCGCCCAGCACTTAATCTAAAGTCGGAACCATTTGTTCTAAACTGAGTTCTTCATCTTCTAGTTCACGAATCATTTCAGCAATATTATCAATAGTGCCTGCATTACGTAATGCTTTGAATACTAGATTCTCTGTACTCCACTCTCCGGCACGTTCCAATCCTGCTTTTCGCATTTGTGTGATTTTATCTTTAACAGCACGTAATTGATCTAAATCTCCATTAGCCAATGCTGTATTTGATAAACGTGAAAGTGTGTCTAGTTTAGCCTGTACTGCGGAATCGTCTACATTAGGTTTAACTTTCTCCGGCTTGTCAATCCAATCGCCTTTAGTCAAACTGTAAACGCCTGTACTATGGTGAGGTTCATCTTCTCCTTGAACGTAACATTCAACCGGAAGATTTTTAATTCGTATATCGTGTTGTTCTGCCCAAAGTGCTTTCTTAGCAGTGTATAGTTCACGTTCTGCATCTGAAGGTTCTCCAGGAACAATTAAATGTAAATCTAAATCACTGTGTTTAGTCCACATATAATTTGCATTAGAACCAGTTAGTGTAATATCTACTACATCTAGATCGACACCTACAAATTCTTCAAATGCTTCTGCAATTTTTAATAGTTTATCTTGGACTTCGCTCTTAAGTTGGTTGTCTTCCCAAAGGCGGGGATTTAGGTCTTTTCTGACCGTTACTGTTCGCAATTTAGATTCACAAAGAACATCATTAATACGCATTATACTATTTAGCCCACATTAAGTGGTACGAAACAGCGATTTTTTTGTTAAAGAATTCAGCAATTAGTTGTTTATAGCCTGAAGGAGTAAATTCTAAACTAAGTTGACAGTCTGCTCGATCTTGTTTAAGTAACCAATCTACACAGTCTTGACCTAGTTCTCGTTCTACTTCAGTCCAGTTAATATCTAATTCTTCTTGATTTAATAATTCTGAAAATGGAGCCGGTTCTTCCCAGCGTATTAGTACAGTCTTAGAACTCTTCATCGTCGTTACTACCTAAGTTGTTAATCAACGATCTAAGTTTAGTTCCTTCTACTTTTCCTTTAACTTTCTTCACAGGAGTTCCATCTGTAGGATCATCTGATCTTTCTGTTTCATCTGTTGTAGAAACAGCAGTTTTACGTTTCACAGAATCAATAATAGAACTTGTTCCTCTGTTCGCACCGTTTGTACTTTCTTGTTCGTCTTCTGGCAAGTCTGTGATACGTAATGTGTCGATGTCAAACTCTAAATCAACTTTCATTCCTACGCCACTTGATGAACGTGTTTTCATTAACTGTATTTGATAACGTCCACGCTCACGCATTGCTCTTGATGTAAAGATACCGATAACGTTATCCGCTGTTTGAATCTTACTCAAACCACCTGAAATATGCGAGTGATCAAACTCTACTTCTTCTACTGCCGCTCTGTTCAACTGTGATGCTGTAACAAATACACACTGTAGTTCCATTGCTAGGTTACGCAGTTCTTCTGATACAAACTTGTCTTTGATAAACAAGTCACTTGGCGCAACACGTTTCGAAATAGGCATAAGCAAGTCTAAGTAGTCTACAAGTAATACGTCTACTTTACGACCCATTTTAATTTCATATTCTTTTAAGTAAGCACGGATATCATTTGCGTTCTTACCTGATGGCATATACTTGATCTGCATAGCACCAGCCTTCTTGCCGATCAACTTAACTTTCATTTCAACATCATCTAAGTCCTTAAAGATGTTGCGTGTACTTACACCCGTTACCATAGAGTCAACACGCATACCAACAAGTGCTTCTGAAAGTTCTAGTGTTAAGTAACAAACATTTAATCCTTGCAATGCCCAGTTAACACCTAAGTTCGCCAAGAACAAAGATTTACCTGCACCTGAGCCACCTGCAAATATATTAAGTTCACCTCTGTTGAAACCACCGAACAGGCGTTTGTCTAGTGTTGGCCAGCCTGTAGATATCTGTCCATTCTTGTCTTTTAGTCCCATTAAACGACCTTTAGGATCGTCAAAGTAGTCAGTACCCATATCCTTTGCAAGACCAATCTGTACAGCATTCTTAACCATATTCTCTACTTCACCATAGTCGCCTTTGTCAAGTAGATCTGCTGAATTAACAATAGCACGTTCTAATGCTTTGTGTCTTGTAAACTGTTCGAAGTCATCCATTAACCAGTCTAGGTGTCCTTCTTTAACATC